ACCCAATTCGATGTTGTCGTACTGGACAAAACAGGTGGCTTGTACGTGTATGCGAGCTCTACAGTTAATGCAGCGTTCGGGGTTGGTGCCAACATATGAGAATCATCATCATAAACAGAATAATACTTGGGAGTACCTGCTCCTGTTGATGTCCTATTTGGCGCAAATTCATTCATAAATGAAATATCTTTTTGTATCAAGAAAGTTCTATTATTTGAACCATCAATTAATTGTATGTATCTGGTTGCTTCCCAATCCGCAGGTAGGGGTAAAAATGGATTGTTAACAGTAAGAGTGGCCGTATCATATCTTCTATAGTACGTAAGATCTACAGTTCTTCTTAGCTTATCTTCGGTTGATTTAATAAATTGATTTATAATTGTATCAGATAATACATCAGAAGATGTTTCAGTATAATCTCTCACATTAGATAATAAATCTGAATAATCGGTCATGATGTGCTCACTGTAACATTTCCAGTAAAACTCTGCAATCTTGTTTCTTTAGCATCTGTTTTTGGTTGCATGCCAACGCTAGCAAATCTGTTTGTATTTACTCCAACTAATCCAACAAAACACGTTGAATTAGCAATCTGTGGTTTAGCATATTGTAAAGACTGAGGATCGGTTGGATGATATCTAGGGTCTAATTGTGGGTGTTTTTCTTCATACTCAGAAACATGCACCCTAGATCCGTTCCATTCTTGAACCATCTCATTGTAAGGAAAAGCTAGTCCAGATCTATCTGATATTCTTTTAGCATATCTACCGCTTGAATACTTAGACATTTAAACTCCTGGTAAATAAGTTTTTGGTGTTAAAAATAAACTTGTTCTTTCTCCGTCTTGTGCGGCTGCTCTTTGAAACTCATCTTCATAAATTTGTTTAAGCAATTGAATTCTCTCTGGCGCTTTTTTCATAGCCATGTAATAAGCTAATCCAGCTGTTATACATGGAAGAAAACGAAAAGGAATCTGAGCATTATTGGTGTAATCACCAGCATCAAACATGCGAACAAGAGCATAATAACGTAGAGTATACGTTGTATCAGCTGCAGGATATAGAAATAGTGTTGGGTTTATCGTACGCTCAAAGTAGTATTGAGTTGGTCTTCCGCTTGTTGTTTTAACGGTATAATTTAAATATGTAGCTCTGCTAATTGATGTTGCAGAATAATCATTGTTACTGCTATCTCTAATTACAACATCAGTAATATCTACTATTTGTTGACTGTCGTTTGCACTAGATCCAAATAAACTTGTTCCAGTCAAACTTGTTGTGTTAGCAGCAATAGTTTTTTCTTGTAATTGTATTGTCCAAAGATTTAATCCTCTATTGGCCCATTCGGCTAATAAAAGATTTAAAGAACGTCTTGCAGTTTGCAGATCGTATCCACTACGAATTTGCAAACCACAACGTTCATATGCCTCCTCAGCTATATCATCTATGCTGAGGTCAAAACTAGCTGTTGAAGCGTAAGTTGGCATTAGCCTCTCTTCTTAGCTTTTTTTACTTTTTTCTTTTTACCCTTCATAACTTTGCCGCCACCTTTCATAGGTTTAGCGCCCATAGCCAAAGCTTTTCTTGGTGAAACATTCATCATCATGCCGCCACCAGCCATTTTCTTTTTAGCTTTCATTGGACCACCCTTAGCCATTTTCTTTTTAGCTTTCATAGGACCGCCCATAGCCATAGCCATAGGATCTTTTTTCATCATCCCACCGCCACGTTTTTTTACTACTTTACCACCACGTTTCATGGTTTGTTTCTTTTTACCCATCATGTCGACCTCCGAATATTCGTTTATAGGTTTTTGCTCTAGATACCACAACGTCTTGATAGTATCCCTCTGGCCACAACTTATAGTAACCAGATTTGTGCAGTTTATCAGAAGCTTCTTGTAATAGCGAGAACTTTTGTGCTAACATCATGCTATACTCCAGTTCACTTTCTATAACAGGGGTGTCCCCATTTGGAGTGACAAGAAATTCCTGCTCCTCCTCATTGGCTGGATTGCTGGGATGAAAACCCATAAAAAATATATCCTTTTTATTATACCACTTATTGTATGCATCTATTATATCCTGAAAATCTTCAAGTGAATAATTAAAGTATGGATCACAAAATATCAATATTTCATGAACAGAAAAATCCAACTGTTTTAAATGACCATTGAGTTCAGCTTTATACCACTTGTGTTTTCTTTTTACTTCAACAACTACTTTGTTATCTTTCCATGTTTTCTTAGCAAAAGGGCAAGCTGGAAAACCACCTAAATGTTTATTAGGTATTTCTAAAAAGTGCTCGGACCACTTACGTACGTCTTGTTTTACGTCCTCTTCTAATGGCATCTTTACCTTTCTTAAATATACTCGCTACTTGAGTTTTACCCATGACCTTTGCTCTTTGTTCCCCAACTGTTAAGATCTGAATTTTTCTAGCAAAAGGTTTATTAATTTTTTTAACTTTTGCGACAGTCCTCCTGGCATCAGTAGGAGTAGCAAACTTAATACCCACAGTGTCACGTGGATTTTCGTCAGTATAGAGACGTCTTCCACTACCTTTTGGTTTCTTTCCTGTGCCTACTTTTGGATCTTTTTTAGAAGACACCTCTAAAACCAAATCCTCTCTGTGCTACACCAGCTCTTCTTTGATCTGTAATTAATCCACCTTGAGCTGCAAATGTTTTAACATTAGTTGGTTTACCTCCAACACCTTGTGGTTTACTTCTTTTTCTTTTAACTGCTGATCTTCTTTGACTCTCTGTCATTCTGGCTGCTTTAGCCGCTGGAACACATTTTGGATATTTTCTTTTTCGATCTGCTTTAAGTTTGGATCTACCACATTTAGCAAATCCGCCACCTTTTTTCTTTGATCCAATATCAACCCAATCTTGCTTGAACCATTTTGCTAAACCTTTATGACCAGACATTAGCTAAACTTTGTTATTTTTCTTTTATTCTCTTTTATTGCCCCACAAGCTCTTGCCATACCGCCTTTGTTAAACTGTGATATTTTTTTTCTATCTTGTGAAATTTTGTTAAAATCTATTATCTCTCCACCTTTAGCTTTACCTGCTGGTTTAGGTCCTTTAAAATCTTTTCTCTTAACACCACTTGGATCCTTAATTTTACCTGCACATATTTTAGAAGCGTAAGCATTTGCATATGCACTAGGATAAACTTTAAATTTTCTTTTAGCTGCCGCTTTTCCTCTTGGACATAATTTTGTCATCCTTGCCCCCTGTATTTAACATATTGACGTCTTTTGTTTTTGTTCTTTGGCCTACTGCGTGGAGAACGCCCTATACTAGTCCTTTTTTTGACAGGTGTAAAGTATTCGTTGCTTGGTGGTTTAGCCATACTTACATTTGTGATAGAGGGTTTTCTAATGCAGTTTTTATTCTTTTATCTATCTTTTCTTCTAGCTCAGTCATGGCTTGCTCCAACTTATCCGTTAATAATTCCATGTCTTCCTGAATGTCCTTCGTGGTTTGTCTTAACTCCTGGTTGGTTTCTCTCGAATCTTCTTTAACTAATTGCTCAACATCATTAACAACTTTCTCAATACGTCTTACATCTTGACGAAGGTCATTTTTGAGTTCGTTGGCTACGTCACTTACTAGTCTTATTTCTGACATGATCATTTCCATCTCTTGCATAATCATATTCACTTCTGTTTGTATAAGGTCTGTTTTGCTATTTAATTCCTCTTTTGTTAAATCTATTCTTTTATCAAAGCCTGATAAATCTGGTGCAACATATTCTTGAATCTGTTCTTTCATCGTTAGATAGTCTTTGTAAAATTCGAAGCCACCCCATAAAGCACCACCAGCTGTTGTTAATGCTGTGAGTATGACAAATATCTTGCCACCTTTAAATTTAATACCACCAGGTAATTCTACTTCTGCCATTGTGAATCTATCATATCATTAATCATGCCGTCACTTCCAGCAAATAAATACCACTGCGCCATATTATTATTTTCTATCTTTGTATCTGGTATCATATAGTCAGTAAAAAAATCTTGACGATCCACTAATTGTTTTTGTGAATCAAAAAATGTTCTTGAATCACCTAAGACTTGCATAACAATTAAAGTTTTAAGTTGGTTTGTGCTATCGTATCTGCCTTTATCTCCCATCTTCTTGACAATTTTTTTTGCAGCTTTTTCTTTTTTAGACTCTGGCTTTTTTACAGGTTTCTCTTCGGCTTCACTCTTATCTTCTGGTTCTTCCATATCTTCTGGTTGCTCCTCATCTGCCTCAGTCTCTTGAACGCTCTCTTCCGATTCAGACTCCTCTTCCGCATTAGCTTCAGGCTCTGTAGAATCCTCTTCAGTAGACTCATCCACGGATTCTGGCTCAGCTTCAGCTTCGGGTTGAGATTCTGGTTCTGGTTCTGGCTCATTTATTGACTCCTCCATTTCAGGTTCAGATTCTATTTCAGGCTCCATTGTATCTGGTTCTGGTGCAACTTCAATCTCTTCTGTCATTTCTGGCTCTGGTGCTGGCATTTCTAATTCTAATTCCATCTCCATTTCCATCTCTACTTCAACTGCAACAACCTCAACCTCTGGCATTTCTAGTTCCATTTCAGGTAATTCCATTTCAAAACTAGGCATTTCTAGTTCTAACTCAACAGTTTCATAAGAAACTTCTATGTCAGGTTCATCAAATTCTGGTTCAAAATAAACATCATCAGTAGGTGATTCAGGTAAAACAATATCATTATGATCAAAAATATTTTCTACAATATCTATAACGTCTGTTTCTGTACTTCCTCCATAAGCAACCCACATCTCAACTGATGTTATTGATTGTGTCACTATTGTTGAGACTACATTGTACAATACGTTTATTTCGACATCATCAAAAAGCGGTCCGATTGACAGGTTGATATCGCGTCCTGAAATTTCGATTGTTAATTTTGTAATTGTTCCAGCAAAATCAAATCCACCTGTGTATTCTTGATAACCACTAGTTACGCCTGATTCTGATAGTATGTCTGTGCCAGCAAATACGCTTGTATTGCCATCTTTTCCTGTGATGTGCATCACAATACGATCTTGTGCATCTCTTTTATCAACCTTAATAGAGTAATTTGTTCTACCTCCATTTTCGATATCTAGCTCAGATATATCTACTGTTTGAATAAATGTTGTTCCCATTCCTGACACACCCATGGTGGATGTAGAATTACCACTTCCTGTAATTTGCGCACATCTATCGGAACCTAATGCATAACAATTATTTCCTGAAGGCATGTTAGCGGGTCCTTTGTCCCCCCCAGTCTACGGACATGTTACCGTCTTTATTTGTAGGCACAAAGCCATTACTACTATCTAAAATATTGCCTGAGTCTTCATTTGTTATTGTAACTGTTGTAGTATCCGTCGTTGTAGTTGTAGTTACAGTATGACCATCAGCTTCATACTCTATTGATTCTGTTTCTGTAATTACTATTGTTTCTTCTACTCCAGGTGTACAAACACCAGAAGCAGTTATCGGGCATTCAGCTCTAAGGGAAGAACATAACGATGCCAGAATGCAAAACCATAGCACCAATAACAAATTTGATAAATTTTGATCCATCGCTTTCAACTCCTTCTTGAACTTTTATTTTAACTAATTCATCATTCCATTTTGCATAGATAACACTACCCTCTGGTATTAAATCCATATTAGCTTTCCATCCTTCTTCTGCCTCACTGGCTATAGTACCAAAATATGGGCATGGGGTGCCTGCCATAATCATCGCATCCCAAGCACGTGGGTCTTGACATAATGTGCTTACAGCCGCCACTTTCATGCCACTTAAATATAGGTTGCGCGAAATTTTGAGAAGCGCACATAGATCATCGTCAACAACTTTTGCACCAGCAATTCCAAGTATTTGGGTTTGCACGGCAGCACTTGCTGAAACTTTACATATGTCTGAATTGTTCATAACAACACTTGGTGCGCTAGCCGTAGGTGGTGTAGAATTGGTCACAACCGTGCTGCTCACCGTATTCGTTTCAGAATACAAATTTTTTGAAAATAATAAAACTGTAATAAATAATAAAACTTTTAACACTTCCAACGTCTCCTAGCTTGTCTTAGCCTAGAGTTTGGATCTTTTGCTGCTTTAGGAAATTTTTTCATTTGTCCTGCACTTCTAGCACAGAATGATTTACGACGCTTTGCGTCTTTTGACCCAGGCTTAACTTTTCCTGTTACAGCTGTTTTTAATTTAGAACCTGGATTATCTCTTCTATATTTTGCAACACCAGCCGCCGTCATTCCCGCCCCTTTTGATGTGGGACGGAAATACTTTTTAGTTTTTGGCGGCTGTTTGTCTCTTTTTCTAGCCATTAGCTTAATGATTCATACCTCTTAATACATTCAAGCATAATAAAAGTTGAGTCATTTGCAGTTTGGACAGGTATGGTAATTTTTATATCACCAGTTACACCAGTTGATCTTGGATTTGTAATACCTCCAAAAGAGCTAAAATCATAATCCGTATCACCATTTAAAAGTAAAGCTGTATCATCTGTGTCTGCATCAAACGCAACTAAAGCTGAATCGTTTTGTGCAGTTGTTGAAATATTACAACGAACTTTTTCAATGTCTAAATAAGTGCAAGCCTGACCAAGTTTATTAGCAGTAAGACCAGATGCATCAATAGTGGTTACACCACCATTACTGCCGTCACTAATGTGATTAAAACTAAATACAAATCGACGATCTGTATCAACCACAGTTCTTGTTACAGGTGCGTAAGCCATTGTTTACTCCTATCTTTCAATCATAGCAGTTACGTAATCTACAGTTAATGATTTAGCTGCCGCTGCTCCTGCTTGAATTGCAAGTGTTACAGTCAGCTCCTCATCGTCTGGTAAATTAGTATTAGCTACTTTTACTGGTGCTGCATTATTTATTGAATAATAAACTGCAGCTCTATCAGGATCTATGAAAAATGTAGCAGTAACAAAAGTATCATCTTCCATAGTATGAATTCCAGCGTCTTCAGTTTCAGTAGAATCTTTTTCTACTACAAAATCAAGATTTGTATCGCCATCATCTTTACCAAAAAATACTCCATCGCTTACACCATCAATAGCAGTAGTATCTGTAATTGTTAAACCAATCAACATGTCTGATTGTGTAGCATCACTTAATTTAAATCTAGTAGAAAAGTATGCTTTTTTACTAGTGCTTAATTTAAACGCCTCACCTTTTAGCTGTAACTCTTCTGAGTCATCATCAGCATCATTGGTTGTGATTAGTAAAGCACCTCCAGCCGAGCTGGTAGCTTGTATAACTTCACCTGAATCTCCGCCACCATCTGTAGATGTAATCGTCCAGTCAGTTGCAGTGTATGTCATGAAGTCATTAAAATATCCGTAGAAAGTTTGATCTGACGGATATGGTTGGAACATTGGTTGATTCTTTTTCTGCTCAGTAACATCTGTATTACCAGCAAACAGAATCATGTTCTGAAAATGTGGGTTAGCCATATTGCCTCCTTGGTTGTATAGCCCTCGTCATGCAGTCTCTATACACGTCTGCCTAGCCAGTGTG